TCGTGGTTGGACCCGAGTGAGGGAATGTTGATCGATGACAATTCCGATTGGCAGGATCTCGTAGGAGGGCTATTGAGCCTGGATGGTGGCCAGCCGCCTACTGAAATATTGGGCAGTCACCCCGCATGCACCGGCGCTGATACGGTTCTAGAAGCGCAAGGGAAGTTAGAAGTGACCAACAACAACAACGAAACAAGTACGGACGGATCTATGGATATTCTGAACAATGCTATGAATGGACTTGAATTACAGAACCCGGATATTTCGACGATGATGGCACCTGAAGTCGCTGTGACTGAAGGGCCAACCTCAGGAGAGGTCGAGGACCCGCTTTGCACAGCTGCGCGCAAGGTCTTGGAGAAACCTATCGTTACTCACATCACGAATGTGGCTAGCGGCAGGATTGGAAGTGTTAATTTTAACACATGGAAGAATGATGCCAAGAACCAAGCTATCCTCAAACATTTTAGCCATTTCCGTGGCAATTATTGTGTGAGGGCGGAGCTGTACAATCCGGGTACCGACAGTGTGACAATTCTTATGGAGAGAACCAATGAGTTGTCGTACCAGGCTACCATCGACCTTCCTGGGAGGGGAGATTTCGTGATTGTGGATAACAACGGACCAGCTAATGCTGAGATGAAGACATCAGTTCCGATTTCATCCGATTTCATGAGAACTGATCAAGATGTGAGAGACCAAGATAACATCATCACGAGATTTGATGTTCTCTCCATCAATTCGGCTACCACTGGAACTAACGCTCTTTTGCGGATTCTACAGTGGATGGAGGACGCCGAGTTCAGACTTCCCAAAACCCAAGGACGGGCAGACGTGACGGTCTTTCAGGGACCCGATATGTCTCTGGATCAATTCCAGAGAGCAATCGGGGATGACCAGATTGAGCGCTTGTTGACCGATCCTGTGTATGCTGGTGTCACTGCTTGGAATAATACCCAAACTCCAAGTACCACTCTGGTCACGGTTGATAGTATTTTTGACCTGTTTCCAGTTGGAACACCACAGCACACACTGCTGAATGTTGTAGACAGAGTTGCCTACGGAGATATCGAACTACTCTTGTGGTGTTCGAAAACAACTTTTCACCGTGGAAAGCTTTGGGTCTCTCTCGGAAGAGGAACAGATACCAACCGTGGAAACACGGGTTTTGTCTGGGATACCTCCGAGTCGAGTTGTATTAAGGTAAGGATTCCTTATACCAATCTCGAGCGAATGAATCGTGTCTTTACTGGAGCTGAAGAAGATGCTTTCTTTTTGTCGGTTAAGGTGGACACTCCGCTGACTGGTCCAGCTTCTGTGGATGATGCAGTCTCAATTCACACTTTTGCCAGTATGATTAACACTCGTATTGGCAGTTACTATGAGAATGCTGTTACACAGGGTCTGGTCAGTCGCGTGGACTGCCCAACTTTTTCATTTCCGAACAAGAGCACTTCCAAGCCGAAGGACGGCGTGACTCTTCGCGAGGCCATGGAGACCATGACTGGAGCACCAAAGAACTTCGTCAATGAAGATCCAGCCACTGTTGGAGATTTCTTCGTGATCTCTCCAGTTGTGGAGCACCCAGGATTGGCCCTCATGCTAACATATTTCAGCTTTTGGGCTGGGACTATTAGCTATGTCGTGACACCCATGGGGGGTATCATGCCATTAACTGGAATCGATTACGTTCCAACCTCGTACTTGTTTACCACAAGCGCTCCTAAGAACGTTGTGGTGAGCAAGGGCTTGAATGGAACATTGAGCTCCAGTGTTTTTCTGGGACCATTGGAAAGCAACGCCGGCCTGAGCGTCGTCACTGACACGAAGGGCGGGGTGCAAGTAGACACGCACCCAGTGGACTCCATCGGAGTAATTCTTCCAGCAGGAAGGTACAACGTTGGCAGTTTCACGGTTGGTACTTTTGGTTCAAGAAGCAAGTTTGACTCCGTCGTCTCGATGTGGAAGATCGGGAAGGATTTCAGGGCTGGCTTCCGTCGTTAAAGTAACTAAATTGGGG